TTTTTTTACGTGCTCCTGGGACCTTATTTTATTTATTGGAGCCGTCGTCAAGCTCTTTATTTTTCTTTTGCGGTTGCTGATTTGCTGCCGGCGCATGAGTATGTTAGGCGGTATCTTCGCCCTTTTGAACGTAGAGATATCCAGATGAGCGTGGAGGACGTTGAAAATGTGCTTGAACCCTAAGATTGCAGGACTTCAAGAGTCCTTCTCTGTTGATGGCGAGTTGGTTAAAAAAGTAACTTTTCGTATCGGTGATCGGGAGATAGTCAAGAGTATAAGAGTGCCTTGTAGGTCTTGTGTGGAATGCGTAATTGGGTATTCGAATCAGTGGGCTACTCGTGTCGCGGCAGAAGCTTCCTGTCACCGTGAAAATTGCTTTATCACGTTAACATATAATGATGAGAATTTGCCGAAAGATAATCAAGTGGCAGTTCGCGAAGTTCAACTTTTTCTTAAGCGTTTAAGAAAATCTCTCGGTAAAAAGCGTATACGTTATTTCGCTTGTGGTGAGTATGGCGAAAAAGGTGGTCGCCCCCATTATCACGTTATCATCTTCGGTCATTCTTTTTCCGATAGATATTTTTTAAAGTTTGATAAACGGGAAAATCCTATTTATCGGTCGCCCTCTCTCGAAAAGCTTTGGACGAAAGGCTTCTCGTCTGTCGGTGAAGTAAATCGTGAGTCTGCCCGTTATGCCGCTAAGTATATGCAGAAGTTTATGCCCGTTGGAGAACGTAAGCCCGCCTTTACTCTTCAATCTCGCAAACCTGCTATCGGTTATGTTTACGCGATTAAACATTATGATGAGATTGTGAAAACCTGTGGTATTTATCAAGAGGGAAAAAAAAGAAGTTTGCCACCTGTTTTTAAAAGGTGGTATAAACGAGAAGGTCTTAATATAGCCCCTATTGAGGACGCTATGGCGTTGAGGACTTTTCTTTCAGCTCATGAGGAAGATTTAGTCGCTCGTCGGCTGAATTTTGTAAATAAATTTGGATTTTGGCGAAAAAATCGCAAAGGAGAATTAATATCAGATGTCTATAACATTTAGATTGCCGAATACTCGGCAAAAGTATGGCGTTCCACAAGATTTCGCCTCCTCTTATATAGAAGACGAGTGGACCTGGGACGAGGACTTACAGGGACCTCGGATAACTGGCAAGATTGATACTTATCAGGCTATTCAGAGTTCTGCGGATTGTGCGCTTGAAAAAGTCCTTGACCGCTTGTGTAACAATGATTATGATACGCTTGTTGCGTACGCGCAACAAAAAGAACGTAACGTCAGCTCGGTTTCGGACGAGATAGCAGATATGACGGAGGACCTCTCGGATCTTACTAAGCTTGGCGAACTTTATACTGTCGCCGAGAAATATCGTGAAGAGTTTGGTCTTTCTGATGAACTTTCCGTAAAAGATATTTTTGAAGAAGTTAAAAATCGGTCTTTGGTTTTGAAAGAAAATTTAAATAAATTAAAGGAGGCTCAACATGAAAAGGATTCGCAACAGAAGTCGTTATTGGAAGTTCATTCGGAAGAAACGCCGTTATCGGAGGTAAAAAAGGAGGTTGCGGAAAATGATGAGGCGTCATAAGTTATCTAGTCGCTATAATAGAAGTGAGTTTAGGAGGACTGCTCGCCGTGTTCATAAAAAAAATTTGGCACGTCGTGTTTCGCGCGGTGGTATTCGTTTGTAGAAACATTCTTAAATGTGATTTGTGCGGGTCTGAAAATTGTCCTTTTTCTGCACGAAATTTTAAAGGAGAAAAAAAATGATTTATTTTATTTATGCGATTTATGACCGTATCTCTTGTACTTATACGGAGCCTCATTTGGAGTATAATGACGGCTGTGCTCAACGGTGGTTTGAGAGTGTTTTGAACGGCTCTAAATTCCGTCATTCTGACTTCGATTTAGTTAAGCTTGGCAAGTATAACGTGAGCGCAGGTGCTCTTTTTCCGCTTGAGGAAAAAGAGGTCGTTATGGTAGGTGTCGATAATGGCTAACAATTATGTGTTCAATACGGTCCCGACCATTAAACACTCGCGGAGCCGATTTGACCTTTCTCACAGTCATAAAACTGCAATAAACGCCGGCGAGTTGGTTCCTTTTCTCGTTCAGGAAATTTATCCCGGCGATAGTTTTGACATAGATTCGAAAGCGGTCGTTCGCGCTACTTCTGCTTTTTTAAAGCCTGTTATGGACGATTGTTTTTTGGATATGTTCTATTTTTTGTACCTAATCGTCTTGTTGATAACCGATGGCAAGCGGTCATGGGTGAAAATACTCAATCCGCCTGGGCTCCTTCCAGTACGGCACAGGCTCCTAGTGTTAAGATCCAGGCTCCCGTCGCTGTTGGCTCGATAGCTGATTATATGGGTATCCCTGCCGGCATGAGTTTCTCTTCGTCTAATTCTGCTATCATTAATATATACCCGTTCAGAGCTTTTGCTTTGATTTGGAATGATTGGTTCCGCGATGAAAACGTTGCGCCGCCTATGTCGATTCAAAAAGGCAGTTCCACTACATCAGAGGCGCTTAACGCTAACTCTTGGAGTGTAACTAATTATACGGGTATGCCTCCGCAAGTGGCAAAAGTTCATGATTACTTTACCTCTGCTTTGCCAGAGCCTCAAAAAGGTAAAGCTCAATCTATCGTAGGCACCCAGTTGTACCCTGTAGTTCCTCTGTCCGTCGATACGGGAAATTTGATATCTAATCAAACTAAGGTCGTTATAGCTGGGCCGTCTATACCCGTATCTACTCCTGTGACTTTGACTACGAACGCCTCGTCCTATTTGGTCGGCTCGGCTTCTGCTGGCAGTCCGACTAGTACTTTTCTCGGTTTTGACAACCTTTTTGCCCTCAACGACCAAGGTATCTCGGTTAATGACCTGCGCCTTTCTGTCCAGCTCCAAAAGCAGTTGGAGCGTGACGCTCGTTCAGGTAGTCGTTATATCGAGTATATTCGTGCGGCTTTTGGTGTAGATGCCGGCGATTATCGGCTTCAACGTCCTGAATTTTTAGGCGGCTCTCGAAATCCTATATCGATTCAGCAGGTCCCCCAGACCTCCCAAGGTACGACGGAATCTCCTCTAGCGGAGCTTGGTGCTTATTCGCTTTCTATGGGCTCTGCCCGCGCTAAAAAAGGTTTCGTCGAACACGGTTTCGTCATAGGCGTTATGTGCGTCCGCCAATATCATACTTATCAACAAGGTGTCGAACGTTTTTGGCGTCGCCTGAATCGTATAGATTATTATGATCCCGTCTTTCAGTCGATCGGTGAGCAACCTGTCTATCAAAGTGAGCTTTACGCTCTTTCACCTCGAGATAATATTTTTGGTTATCAGGAGGCTTGGGCGGACCTCCGTTATCGTCCGAATCGCGTGAGCGGTAAAATGAGGTCTACCGCTGCTGGAAGTCTTGACGTTTGGCATTTTGGTGATGAGTATAGCTCGGCGCCGGTACTTAATCAGGCGTTTATCAACGAAACACCTCAATTTATAGACCGCACCCTCGCCGTTCCGTCTACGACTGAACCTCAATTTATCCTTGATATTCGCATAAATGAATATGCGACTCGGTGTCTTCCGACTTATTCGGTCCCCTCTTTGCTCGACCACCATTAAGGAGGTATTTTATGGCATATTCAGTGTTGGATTGGTTCGCCGGCGGTGACGACCCTCAAAACGGTACTCAAGGTAGCTTTTTAAGTGGTCTTGGTAATTCATTTACCGGAAATCTCGACTATAATCGTCAAAAAGAGCTTCAACAAATGAGTCAGGTATATTCTGCTCTTGAAGCCCAAAAAAATCGAGATTTTCAAGAGCGTTTGTCGAACACGTCTTATCAACGTGCTGTCGCTGATTTAAAGGCGGCTGGTTTAAATCCTGCTCTTGCTTACGGTCAAGGCGGCTCATCTACGCCGTCGGGCTCTGCCGCTTCTTCGGGCTCTTCTACAGCCAATCATACGGACGGTTTAGGCGCTATCGCCGCGATAGTGACTTCTATCGCTTCTATTGCTCGCACTGCAGGTGGACGTACAAGCGGTTTACAAGCTTCTCGATATTCGCGTCCCGTTGTCGTAAACATCCGAAAATAGCTCATACTCTCCCTAATCTTTCATAGGAAAAGACACTCATCACTTACCTGGTGGTGTCTTTTTCCTTATCTGGAGATATGCCGAAGGCATACTTGGCTTATGTGGCTCGGTCACGAGGAAGACAGCCCCACGAATAAAGCGAAGAGTTTACGGTGCTCTCCCCCCCTCCTCCCCTTATAAAGGTGCGATAGCACCGTCCACCGCTTGCACCCGCGTGCGCGAAAAATACGCGTGTGCGCGTGTACGCGCGCGCGCGACACATGCGCGCGTCTCTACTTGATATAAACGCGCAAGGTGACACCTTCAAAAAAAAGAGATTTTTTTTTTCGAAAAACCCTTGACAAAACCTTTTTTTTTTGTGTTATACTGTAGTCACAATGAAAGAGATGAGGTGATATTGTGAAAGGTTTGGAACAACGTTATATTTGGGTAGTTACAAATGAGAAGTTTGAGAAGGCTTTGAAAGAGTCCAGAATTGAAAGAAGCAATAGAGTGATGCCCTCTCCGTTTTTTTCGGCGTAATGACTTTTAGTGCTAAACAAGATTTTACAAGATTTTTTTTACGTGCTCCTGGGACCTTATTTTATTTATTGGAGCCGTCGTCAAGCTCTTTATTTTTCTTTTGCGGTTGCTGATTTGCTGCCGGCGCATGAGTATGTTAGGCGGTATCTTCGCCCTTTTG